GCAACACCGTTACCAGTAGTTGCACCAGCACCACCGCCACCTGAACCACCACTACCAGCGGTGCCGTAAGTGTCGTTTGTTCCACCACCACCACCACCAGCATAAGTAACTGATGAACCTGTGATACTCGTTGCTACACCAGCGCCACCGTTTCGAGTTGAGGTTCCAGCAGCACCAACCGCACCTGCACCACCACCGCCACCTGAACCACCTAAACCCGTATATCCATTTGAGTTACCGTTCCCACCCGCATAACCTTGATTTGTTGTTCCTGTTCCTGGACTAAACGAGTCACGACCTGCGCCACCACCTGAACCGCCGTTTGTTCCAGCGCCACCGCCAGTTCCGCCACGACCGCCACCAGTTGATGTGATTGTTGAAAATACTGAATCGCTACCACTAGCGGCAGCCGCACCAATTCCGCCTGCCCCACCTGCACCGACAGTCACCGTGTAATTGGTTCCGTTTGAAAGTGATAACGCTGTTTCTAAACTACCACCACCACCAGTTGCGGTTACGGTGCTGCGCATACCACCAGCGCCACCACCACCTGCGGCGTTAAAGCCACCGCCACCACCACCAGCGACAACCAAATAATCAACGACTATAACTTGGTCGTTGGGTGTTGGCAGGATCGTGTAAGCCGAAACATATCCACCGTCACGGCGAGAACCCATAAACTAGCCCAGTAACGCTTGTGCTTCGTCTGCTGTCAAACCAAGTTTATCTAACACCGCTTGTCGAGCAGCCTGCTTCGCTGCTTGTGCTTCGGCTTCTGCTTCTGCTTCAGCCTGTGCTTGTTCAGCCCAAGCCAAATGTGCGGCTTCTTCTTCTGCTGTCATATTGCGGTCAATGCCGTTGTCGTTAATTTTTAGTGCCATAGTTTATACCGTCTTTGAATAGCCGTAAATTGCATAGTTGCCTGTCCAAGTGCCGCTCAATGCTAATAATTCTATTCCGTCAAACGCTGTCGAGCCTGACTGGTTTGAAGCGCGCATATTTAAGTTAAGACCAGTTGTATAATTTGAATTATTTAACGATGTGTGCATTGTAAGCCGTGTCGGTATTGCTAATTGTGGGTTAAAAATATGAATAAGTGACGAACTTTCCGCACCTACAGATTGTTGAATGCGAATGTTTACTTGGGATGTAACTCTTGCACCTGTAATAGTTGTATCGTCTACAATTAATTGTTGCGTGTTGTAACCTGTCGCCGTCGAAACCCCACCAGCCCGCAACCTGATACACAACTGGTCTGCGCTAGTAGTAAAATTAACTAGCAACAAATAGTTTGTATAAGCGCTAGTAAAAATACTGTCAGCGGTTGCGCTTGCCGCCGCGCTGACTGCTGTTTCTGCTTTAACACAAACGAGCGCAGAGTTGATACCTGTCGGAACTGCTTGAACAATTTGGCTAGAAGTATAAGCCATAACTAAACCGTAATCTGATTGACGTACCCGTGAATACAAATAACATTCGCCGTACCAGCAAACGCTTTCACAACCAACGCAGTCGCATTACCTTTAATCAACAACCCAGGAATCACAGTCACCAAACCAGCCTCAGGCAAAACAGTAACCTCGATGTTGCCATCAGGTGCGGTAGCCTCACCCCACTCAATCGTCAACTTAACCGACGAAGTAGAACTGTTTACTGCATACAACCAAACCTCATCAAGAGTCGTAGTTGTAGTCGAACCAGTATGAATCGTTGTGCCAGCAGTAGCAGTAGCAGCAACCTTGACGGCTTTGCCGTCTGTGCTACCTGAAAGAATCTTCTTAGTGAATGTTGCCATGTCTCTCCTATATTAAGCGAATACCTGTGAACCTAAAACTAACTGGTCGCTGTCACCAGTAACACCACTAGCAGGCAAAACAGCCCAAGCAGCATCCGTACCGTTAGAAGTTAGCACATAACCCGAAGCACCGATAGCAATACGGGCGACTGTAGGACCAGAACCCATCGTCAACAAATCACCACGAGTAGTCATCGTCGACGCAAACAAATTCGCCTCATCAGCATCATCAGCCGAGAACACCGGATAGATCGTCGCACCCGAAGCATGAGTTTGCGCCGTAGTGTCATCCTGCGCACGAGTCAACGTCAACACAGAACCAGAAATAGTCGCCGAACACTTCTCCTCAGAAGCAGTACCAGGACTTATAACAACATAAAACGGTACACCCGCAGTAGAAGGCCAACCTGTTGTCGCAGCCAAAGTCGCAGACGTGTCACCAGACGCCAAAGCGTTAGTGATCGTCGTCTGTGCTGCCGCACCTTTATATTGTCTACGTGTTACCGCTGCCATTGAACTCCGATCATATCACTACCTTACAGAACGCATCACCACAATAGCAGTACCCTCATGGTCGTTCTCTTTGTGGGTGTGCGACAACTGCTGTATTTGCATCTGCACGTTCTCGACCACCACAGCAAAAGTTTCGGTGTTTTCCTGGTAGGTAACGACACGGGGGTTGTCCACCAAATCCCTCAAATAGCCTAATTCGACATCCACATCCTGCCAGTATTCCCGACCGTGAACATTCAGTTTGTGGTGCATCAGTAGAGGCACCGAGAAAATTTGGGAACGCAAAGGCGCCGCATAAGCCCTAGCCATCCAACGGGTCAAAGTCGGGCCTGTCGTAGCACCCGAAGAACGAGCCAAAGTGACCTTGATTTCTGCCTCAAAAATCTTGTCCTCTAAACCGTCAAACGTTTCCTCTTTCACGTTCTCGGTTGACAAAGTAGTGAAATCGTGGAAAGACCCACCATCAGAAGCAACCGACAAAGTAACCGAACCAGCCAACGGTAAACATCTGAGATCAAGTTTTGGAATGAACTTGGCGTCAGGAACACCCCAACGATATATACCTGAACGCAGATAGCCAGACGACACAAGGTTCGTGGCATGCGGTTGAAACACTCCGACACCAGACACCGTGAACAGTACATCGTTTTGGAATTCATGTATTGACTGCACCGCACCTTGCGCGGTTGCCATCAGATCGGCTGCGTAAGCAGGCTGGTTCGGGGAAATAAACACCGATATATCCATACGCCCGATACCAGTCGAAGTCGCATCAAAGTTTGACCACGAGAAGTAAACATATTTGCCGATACCAGCCATCGCCCCAACCGAAGCATTAGTTTCTACGAGTGGTCCGACCGTGAGGTTGCCATCGGTATCTGTTGAACAAAAACGGAACCCTGTAGTGGTGCCGAGAATGATGTAACCGAGATAGCCGTAAATGGATTGGACAATTTCGCCAAGTGGCAGTTCTGCTGCAGCAGTCGGAATGTCAAGCGACGTGCCATCGGCTTTGATCTGTGTTTTGTAAATGATGCTTGTGTTCCCTGCGTAGCCTGCGCAATAGATGTAGTTTTGTCCAGCAGCAAAACCCACCCAAGTCCAGTTCGTGTTCGGATGCGTGTAGAGCGCGGATGGGTTGTTCGCTGATGAACCTGCCGCGGTAGTAATGTTCCAAATTTTGCGCTTATCCACTCCCTGCCCAGCGACCATCAACCGACCACGTACATACGCCAAAACACCAGCCTCAATACCGGTGATGTACGCCGACGAAGTAGAAACACCTGCGTTCGTCTGGTCAATGTCGCCGTTGGCGTACGAATAAAACACGTTGTAGCCGTCAGACGTAATCGAATACAGGTTTGATGTTTTGGTACCTGTCACCGTTGTCACCGTCACAAAATCTGTTGTGTATTTTACGTTCTGCCCATCGGTGCCATACAAACGACCATCAGCCGTAACCGCATACAGGTTCGTGCCAGCAGTCGGATAAACGTTCGTGGTGTCACGCAAAAGCGACAACCTGCCACGAGTCCACGGATCAACACCTTTGCTTGAATAGAACCTGTACGATTCGGCGTCAGCCGTATCCGAATACTGTTGACCAGCACCATAATGCCAAGACGATTGCGAACGACGCCACAAACCTTGCGGGTTTAACGCCGACTCACCAGGTTCAGTTGACTGGTCAACCGAATCACGAACACGGGCATCATACTGTCTTGTGAACTGCCCCGTTTTCATATCCAACATGTACGGGCGACCGTTGATCGCTATAGGGAAAACATCTGGTACAAGTTCCGTTGCACCCGTACCCGTGTAGAACGATGATGCGGGGCGGAAAGCGTCGGTGAAACGCGTCAGCGTAGCCACAGGCTACTTCCTGAACTTGATCGGATACTGCGCTTTTAGACGTGCCGCTTCAGCGATGACACGTTCACGGCGTAAACGTTGAATGTTCGCAACCGAACCCAACACCGCACCGGCAGGCACCTCATCTGCTCGACGAGTATCGCCTTGTGATTCTGTGAAGTTTCGTTTAATTTCACGACCAGCCATCAAACGCAACACGACACCCATTTCAACAATGTCGTCACAGGTTGTCGGCAAAAAACAGTTCGTAGTTAAATCCGATGACTCTGCGGTTGCACGAACAAACGGTGCCTTGTAGCGCACACGGATCGTGCCAGCCATAACAGGTTCATCAAAAACGATAGTGTTCCCTGAAGCAAAATCTGCTGTAGGTAAACCTGTCTGCAAACGCACACCATGAATCACAGGGAAATCGTCAGCCAAATATCGTAAACGAACATCCAACAACTCAATAATTGACCCCGAAGAAGCGATGTTCAACTGGCGGTCAGAACCGTTGTATGTCAGATCGGTTGTAACAACACGGAACAAACCGTTCGCTGTAGACGACAAATCATCAAGTTCAGCGTTGACAGCATCAAACATTTGCGCACGAGGGAACCGTGGCTGAAGGGTGATTATCGCCCCTGATGTGTGGGATGTCGCCGTCGAGCCGCCGTAACCCCGTTCAACCGTGAGCGTCTTTGTCGCCGGTGTTGCTTCCCAGACATAGAAAAGTTCGGATTCGATTTCAAATACAGAACCAGTACGAAGCCCGCCAAGATCGTAAGAGGCGACAACAGACGTGTCATCGCCGTCAATGCTTGTCGCCAGTTTGTTGCGTTCTTCAACGACCCCTCCCAACATTTGACGACTAGCCCGATTAAGGACTGTCGCTACTGTCGTCATTTAGTAAGTGTAACTCCCGTATCCTGGAAACGAACCTGCTTGTGCTTTCGCTGAAGTTTTCATGGTGCGCTTACCTTTCTTTGCTTTCGGCGCAGGGCGATACTCTTTTGCAGGTGCGCCTTTGACAGAAGATTTCTTGTTCTTTGGTAAAGGCATTACTTCTTCTTTTTCCCGTACTTCATTTTCTTGCCAGTTTTTTTGGCTTCAGCCTTAGCCATAGCCTTACCTTTAGGGGTGTACGCGAATTCTTTCTTTCCAACTTTTGGCATATTATTTTTTCCTTTTGTTGCGTGCTGATATTGCTTTAGCCTTGCTACGTGCATCCGCTTTAGACGAAGCACCCCAAGCCTGCAACGATAATAGCAGGCGTGTAGGTTTACCTTTTGTATCTCTTTCAGGCCCAGGCATGTTTCCCATACGAGCCAAGAAAGACGCTCGACGAGGATTGTCGCCAGATTTAACAGGCGGTTTCAAAGTGCCACCCTTGTATGAGGCACGACCTTTAGCGTTCAACCCGCCTTTAGGGTTCTTGCCTTCTTTGCGTTGCCATGCCGGTGTTTTAGCCATTGCGTTTAGCCCAAGCGTTATCAACAAGGTTCGGGTATGGTCTGCCTGCTGAGGCTGCACGACGTTTAGCGGCAGCCTTCTTTTTTGGTGTCAACGGTTTAGATTTCTTGTTCGGGTTTTTAGTATCCCAAAATGCTTTCTTTTTCATGCAACCTCCACGGTATACGATTCGACATAACCTGACGCCAATACTACATTGACGACACCTTCAGGTACACGCAATGGAACCCCTTTTTTGAAGAAGTAACTTTTGCCTGCTATGTCGCATTGGATCGTTCGGTTCAATGTGACGTTATGCCAAAGGGTCGCTGTTTCGGGTTCTATTGCCGTCAACATTTTGCCTGCGGGTAGGGTGTCGGCAAGTTTGCGGGCCGCTTTCTCCCATGACCATTCGTGTACTTTTGGCAACATTTTTTTGGCATGATCCAAATAGCGGTGATGGTTGTTGTACATTTCTCGCATCGCTTCAGCCAACTCTTTCGGGTCGGACTGATCCCACATGCCGGTATAGATGTTGTATGTTGCGGGGGTTCGCTTGTATCCCAACACGATTGGTGACAGGTAGGCGAAATCTTTTTGCCCTGTCGAATCGTTGATGATCGTCGGGATACCCATAGCCATAGCCTGCAACGGCATCAGCCCGAAACCTTCGCCTCGGGTCACAGCAATGAAACAGTCGGCTTTCGTAAAATAGTCTATGGTTTCTTGTTCGGTGAACCATTTCCTGTGCATGAACACGTTGTCAGGCAAAACAAGATCGGGTACACCGTACGCCTCAGGGTTCGGTTTCAAATGTAGTTCGGCGTCAAGATCAGCAAGTTTGAACGCCTCAAACACGATATCTAAACCTTTGCGCAACCATTGTGAACCACCAGCATGGAACCTGAACCGTTTGTTCGGTTCCCGTTTGCGTGGCTTCCAAATGTTTTTGTCAACCCCTAACGGTACGAGATGCACGTTGTCGTGATAGCGGGAGAACAGTTCAACATTATGGTTACAGGGTACGATGATCTGGTCATAGATGTTGCACCAGTCGCTTTGCTGTTGGTTCAGTTCACTTGATTCCCACATCGTGAAACAGGCTCGATGCTGGTTTTTGTAAAAGGTTTTTATCTGGTATGGCTGCATCATGTTCACCATCACATCGGCGTGTTCGTGTAGCGTGATATCTGCCGGTACATGTTCCATGAACCCTTTGTACATTGCACCGTACCCGTATCTTGGATGCGGATAACCAAGCCAAGACTGGTAGTTCATTGAGATACGCTAACAAAATTCCAATGTGACGCATCCTGAAATTTGATGCGTGGAACCTCATTACGATCACATAAGGCTTGTAGATATTCGCTGATTACCTTTTCAAAAAACGGGAACACGTTGTCGCGGTAAATGTGACCTACAGTAATGGTTGGTATTGGCATCACTTTGATTGTTTTCAACCCGATGGCTGCCCACGCCAACGGATATCTGGTATCTATTTTTTCTAAACCTATCCGCAAATCCATTGCTGCCCTTCGCCACACCGAAGAAGTAATCAAAGTGGCGGCAACGATTATCGATTTATCTTTCAATGATGTTATGTAGTCGCGGGTGAACCCTCGGAACCCTGGGTTTGTTTCGCCTGCGTTTGCAGAATAGTGAAGGATTCTGTCGGTGCCATCAAGCAAAGGCAATAGCGTTTCAATGGTTCCTGGCAACAAAGTGTCGTCATCTCCGATGACCCAAACATATTCTCCTGTGCCAACCGATAACCCACGGAACACGTTCGGGTCGCCGTCAATGTTTTGATGCCGTTTAGAGTATTGAAGGTTCGGATATTTTGTACAAAAATGTTGTGCGTATCCATCGTTGTCGCTGACAATCACTTCGACACCTTCCACAACTTGTGGCATGATGCTCGCTAAACATGCTTCAATGTCTGGTCGCCTGTAGGTTGGAATGTAGATTGTTAACCGCATCAATCGGCGATCTTTTCTAGTTTCGCTGAGCCATCAATTTTTGTTGGCTGCCCACCCGTTTTGCGTATCCGTTTATAGGCATCCAAATCTTTGTCAAGTACACGTTCTTTAGCGTTCAAATCTGCGACATTGTGACGTGTCGGCATCGCCGAACCTGACACACGGACATGGCTGATACGGCAAGCGAAGCAGCCTTCAACGTCTAGATTCGGATGTGTTTCCCTGTGTTTCATAATCCCCTAACTGATATATGCGCCGTAACCTGCCGATGTTAAAGCCGCAACTTCGGCGGCGTCAACAATGTTATCTGACCCGCCCCAATAAACTTTGCTGATCGTAGTGATGTCGTTCGGTTCGTTTTCTGTGAACGTGCCGTCAGTCAACAAGAACACGTTTCTGCCCCGTGGTTCGTTGTCGAAATGTTTGAACAGGTTGAAAGCCAAACGGACTTCTTCGGATGCGAACTCGTTCGGTGGGATACCGAGCGCCACGAAGTCGTCTGTAGGTGGGTTAAAGATACTCATGTTACGTAACTACCATAGCCTGCTGATACAAGTTCGTCTTTTTCTTCTTGGGTTACAAAGTTCTTGGTGCCACCCCAATAAACTTTTGACACCTGATCGTATTCGCGTTGTTCAACTTCGGTGAATGTGCCGTCAACCAGTTTGTATACGTTCACACCAGCGTATTGTGGGTCGGCGTAACGGAACAGTCGACCAGGGATACTTGTATCAAACCTGTCGGCTGAACGTATCTCGGTTGTTGACGGTGTACGGAACAGCAACAGTTTGGTCTGTGTGGCGCTCTGTGTGCCTGTACCTGTGGCTGTGGCTGTGCGCTGGCAAACACGGGCCGAAACAATGCTGCGGGTACCGGCACCTGAGCCTGTGGCGGTACGGGACCTTGTAGTGAAACTCGTGGTACTGGATGCCCCTGAGCCGTTCCCTGTTGCGCTACGAGGGGCGATATGAAGCGGGGTGGCACTAGATGACCCCAACCCTGACGCTGACGCTGTACGGGCGCGTGTGACCTCAAACGTGTTTGATGATGTACCTGTGCCTGAAGCAGTAGCGGTACGCAAAACAAGACGCAAACCTGTAGCAGTCTGAGAACCCGTACCTGAACCTGACGCTGTGAAAGCACGAACGACGTTACGGGTAGCAACAGACGAACCTGTACCAGAACCCGTAGCGGTACGGGGCGCAATATGCAAACCAGTAGCACCACCAGCAGTAGTACCCTGACCACTAGCAGTAGCGGATCGGGGAACAACACGTTCACCTTCAACGACACTAGAACCAGTACCAGACCCCAATGCCGTACGTTTGGCGACAAGCACAATCGCTGTTGATGATGAACCTAACCCTGACGCTGACGCCGTACGCCCAACTATCCGTAGACCTGACGCCGATTGTGTACCTGTGCCTGCACCTGTGGCGGTACGTGCGGTTACACCACGAAAGAAACCTTGAGTGTTCGCAAACGGTGACGCAAAATAAATAACTTTGCGCCGCGCATAATTAGGTACCTCGGCGAATTCCCTGAACCCAGGGGTGTCCGTGAACCCGAAAGTAAAATCGGTGACTCCAGTAGCCATAGGGCTACCTCACCCTAATCGAGGCTGAGAGTTAACGCGGTGATCTGAAACGTGTCACCGGCAGTAACAGCCGCAGACGACGACAAAGCGCCAGTCCACAAACAGTTACCCGCAGTTGAATTATCCCACAAAGAAAAATGCGAATAAGTTTCCGTAGTGGAAACATTGGTCCATTCGATAGTTGCCGAAGCAGCCATAGAACCGCTTGAAGCCGCACTAAACGTAACTTCTTTACGAGTTGTTTCCGTAGCAGCATTGCTTGTACCTGCTTCACCAGGATCACCTGTGTGCAGTTTTGCGTAAACGTTGCTAACCGAAAACGATTGTGCGCGGAGAGCATCCAAAAATTTGTTTTCTGCGTAATTAGAAATAGACATTTGTTACCTCACACGAAATAATAGCAGAACGAGAAAAGGGGTCAGGCAGGGGAAAAGCCTGACCCCCCTCTCAACTTACAACTGAACTATATGGTTCAGGCGCCGAGGCTTGAAGCCGACTCGATACGACGAAGCGAAGCCTCGCGGAATCGAGCATAGCCACCGAGCCAGTACCAACCGACAGGTTGGAAACGTGACAACACATCAACTACTGGACCGCGTACGACACGTGGGAACGCGCCGTTACCGTCAACGATTGAGTGTGCCTTCGCCAAAGCCTGACGGCCTGCGATGTGTGTGCAGTAAGCATCAACTGTTCCAGTCGATCCTGAACCGTTTGAGGCGTTCTCAAAGATTTTGGCTCGTGGAGTCTCAATGAAACGGACACCTTCAAAAGCGCCGATTTCACCGTTGTAGATGCCTGCTGGATCGCTGTACACGTGCGGGTCACGCCACGATGCTACGCCTGTCTCCTTGCGAAGATCGTACGAAACGTCTGGGTGAATGTAACCCATGTACATGCCATTGAACGAAACTGCGTTCGCTTTGCGAAGTGCAGCAACAACCTTGCGGATGTCGTTCGCTTCAATGATGTCCGTTGCTTCAATTTCGGTGCGAGCAGTTGGGGTTGTTGAACCGCCACCACCGTAGACAACGTTTGTTCCTGCGGACAGTACCTCGCGGATAACACCGTCAACCGAGATACCTGCGTTGTAACCAACGAGGTTAGCGGCTGCCGAATCCACATCAAGGAACGATGTGCCACGAAGTTTCGCTGTTGTGTTTACGGCGTTGCCGTATTCTTCCAACGTTACTTCAACTTGGCTGTCGCCCATAACTACTGGAGTTACGTCTGTGTCCTCAGTAAGTGTCGAAGTCTTTTCAGCAAGATCGTTGAAAATTGTGAACTTGACCGATGAACCTGGCATTGCTTGTGCGACCGGCATAACGTCTGCGACCGCATCGAACAAAAGTTCGCTACGAAGCGCAAAATACGCAATCCGATCAAATGCAACCTGATCTGTGAGAAGGCTGCTTGTTTGTGTTTTTGACATTTCCTGTTATTGCTTTCTCCCGACAGGAACGGGAGTCCTGCGGGCTAGATGTTTTCTGCTTCTTGCCTTGCTTGAGCCAAAATCTGCATCACTTCGTCTTGATTTCGAGCCTGATTAAGTTTCGTGTTCCAATCAGCAACAGGTTCGCTGGTTTCACCCGCACGTTGCGCCTTTGTAAGACGGTTCCACGCATCTGCCTCAGATTTAACTTGGGCACTTTGCGCTTCTTTGTGGATGAGATTCGCTTCTTCTGCAGCCAACCGAATTGCTTCGGGTGTGAACTCGCCGTCATAACCTTTGACGAAGTATTTAGACATCGGGGAATCCATTGGAACTCCCGCTTTCATAAACGCATACTCGCGTTTAATAGCGTCTGCTTCGACAAGTGCTTGCTCTTTTGCTTTCAACTCTTTTTCAAGTTGACGCATCCGCGCCCGCACAGGGTCTTTCGGTGTTTCTTCAGTCTCGTCATCGAACTCGTTGACGTTTGACATGGCTCACTCCTTCTGCCCACGTCACATTGGAGGATCGTGACGGCTGCATAACTCACCCTTGTTTCACGATAAAGTCGGGGATTCTCTACCGGTGTTCTTTTGGGAACAAACAGAGTGTAGCACACCCCTATACAGGGATGTCAACAATATGGTTATTGTGCTTCGCCGACACCTGTTTCAACGGTTCCAGATGTTGCACCGGTCGTTCTAGCGAACCCGCCACCACCCTGGAATTCGCCTAAACGCGCACGTTTACGTTCTTCCAAAGCCTGTATTGCGGCAACATCGTAACCGAAAGCAGCCCCAATTTTTTGTGCTCCAGTAAGGGCTTCTTCGCTACCCATCTCCGTATAAAGACCAGCCAACTGTCCCGCTTTGGTGAACGCTTGTTGTGCTTCATCAGGCGTGTATCCACGTGCAATCAAATCTTCTGCGCTTAATGCCGTCAACTGGAATCCTGCTTGTTCTTTGGCTCGTGCAGCAACTTTTGCAGCTTCAGCTTGACGAGTCAAAATAGGTGCAGCCCGTTCAGGATCAAGAAAATAAGCAGCCAACCCCGCTTCGTTCACACCGTACAGTTCTTGCATCTGCCGTTTAACTTCAGGGTCAGCATCCTGTACTGCTCGAAAACCGTTTTGTATACGATCCTGTAATTCTGATACCGACACGTCGCCTTCAAGCAGTCGGGTGAAATCGTCTGTTTGATCGTAGAAACCTGATGGCAATCCATTAGATTGCATTAGTCGACGGTAACTGTTTTCTAGTTCCAAATAAGATGCTGGGTCTAGTTCGGCTAAACCTTTTTTGGCTCGTGCCGCGTTTGCTGCAAACCGTTTCTTATATGCGTCTTGTTCACGAATAGCAAAAATTAGTGCGTCAGGATTATTGATATCTACTTCTTGTCGTGCATAGACACCGTACAAATAGTCTGAAAGATCGCCTAATCCATAGGTCGCCAATACAGATTTGATGGTATTCTTTGCGTCTTGTGATGGTGTAAACCGTCTTGAGTCACGGTCAAGCGCAGCAGATTCACGATTAAGCCTAGCAATACGTTCAGCAGACTCACGATCCAAACGCGCAATACGTTCAGCTTCGCTTTCTGTCACCGTTTCTTCTTGTTGTTGCCGTAGTGCAGGTTGGGTTACTCGTTCTGCGCCAGGAATGTTTAACGCTGTTTCAACCGCTGCCAACTGTGCAGGGTCAACAGCCGCCAACTGTTCCGGTGTAAGCGGTTCAATACCAAGATCAGGGAAAGTAAAACTACCGATATCAGACATTATTGAACCTTCCCAAACGCACGAGCAATAGCCAACCCAATACTCGTAGCATCCTGATTAGCTTGCTTAGTAAACGAATACTTATACTTATCGTTAGTACGCAACTCAGTCTCCCACTCAGACATCGACAACACACGCGGCTGCCCATCCTTACGATAATTCAAAGCATCACTAAAATCTGTAGCAAAATTGATCGTGTTCGGGTCCAACTCCAAAAGTTTTGCAGCCTTCTCCTTATACGAAGCAGACAAATCCTCTAACGTCAAACCGGCATCAATCTGTTCCGACAAATGCCCATACATTGCTTTCGCAGCAAGACGAGCTTTACGAATCAAATCATCACGAGAAACAGCCACACCATCAGCGTTCGGCGTACCAGCCAAAACCTGCTCAACTTGCGAATCGGCAAAATCAAAAAAGTATTGTTTACCAATATCCTTCAAAGACAAATACGGTGTCGAAGCACGAACCTCGTTCACCGCAAGATCGTTCACATACTTGCCATTGGTTTTGCTAAACAGTTCAGCGTAAGCCTGCTGTTTGAGGTTGTCGCCCTCATACCCAAACTGTGTGGCTTTTGTCAAAAACTTTGCCAAATTACCTGAACCCCAACTAAAGTTACCGATAGCAGCAGACAACTCTCGACCCTTTTTACTACTTTCAAGCCCACGGTAAAACGAAGTACCAATGTATCTTCGATCAAATTCTTCATCAGTCATTATCTGTTTACCGGTTTTTGGGTCAATCGCTTTAGAGAACAAAGTAAACACATCCGCATATTTAGTGCGGTCAAGATCGGTAAACATCCAACTGTATTGCGGATAGTTCTCTTTAAATAACGGCTCCCACGATTTATCCTCGGCACCAAGCGCAGCAGTTTTATCAGTCTTTACTGCCTGTCGAGCAACCTTACGGTTCTCCGGTGTATCAGGCAAATTAAGTTCAACAAGTTTCGCATCAACTGCTCTTTTTAAAACCTTTGCCCCATCTGTGCCGCCCCCCGTTGACGCAGTTGGTAAGGTTTCCGTTTTGGTTGGCTCAACTATTTGTTGCCCAGATTTTTTGGCTTCCGCATTTGCCGCTTTCAAACGGGCATCCTCGGCACGAGTATTAAGAACCAAGTTGCGGGAAATTAAAGCCTTATCAGTTTGGCTTGTTAAACGAGTAAGACTTTCATTTGCAAATTGCAAATTGCTTTGTGCTTTGCGTATTTCTTCTACTGAAACTTTAGTAACATATTCTTCAGGCTTACTAAAAACGTTTAATTTTAATTCAAGTTCATCTTGTAGTCTTTTAACAGCTTGTTGTGCTTCTTCAATTTTTGCAGTTTTTTCTTTACCTGCCGTAACTTCTGGTTTTTGTTTTTCTTTAAGTTCACCAAGTAGCGTTTTGGCATCTTCTAAATTGTAAGTCACACCTTCGTAAACAAACCTTTGACCGCCACTATCAACAAATTCTTGAAGTTTTTTAATATCGTCTGCAATAGCCATTACGCCCCCAAAGCCTTAATACGGGCATCCATTATTGCAGCCAAATTGCCGGCAGCAAAACTCTGTGCCTCAGGTTGAAACTGTTGAAGAATCTTCTGCTCGGCAAACACCGAAGGATCAGTCGCCGCCTCATACACACCACCAGCAGCCTGACGTTGGCCCTCAGCAATTTCCATTTGCCTAAACCCGCCAGCAATCCTGTTCGCAGTCATCTCATCAATCTCATAGCCCAACAGTTCCCTTGATGATCTTCGAACCAAAGTTTTCACATCATCCGGTGAAGTGACACGAATAGACGGGGCCTTCTTCGCATAACTACTGTTCGGTACACGTTGCATAAACTCGTTGTAAGCCTGAAAATATGGTTTGCCTGCAAGGTTGGCGTAAGTTAAAAGATCACCGAAAGCTGCATAGTCTTTATCTTCAAAACCTGTACCTGGGTCATAACCAGAAATTTTGGTTGCTAAACCTGTAAGTATTTTTTTGCGTTCTGTTTCATTAAGGTTGTTTAGAAGTACCCGTGGGTCGTTTCGTATGTCGTAAAAACGTGAAGTAATCTTGCCCGTTTTAGGGTCTTTTTGCAAATACGGAAGTTGTCCTGTCGGGGAAGCATAGTCAGCAGGCAACCCTGTAGTAAACGAAACAGATACACCACCGCCAGGAATAGCACCAAGTACCCCTTCTGCGGGGTTAACTGGTTTAGTATCTTCAGCCATTATTCATCAACCTCTTGTAAAAGTAACCGGTCATACATTCTAGCGAAATTAGGATATTGTTCTTTCAAAGTAACAGCATACTCTCTTAGATATCCACGCAAATCTGCGGCGTTCTTGCTACGGTCAATGCCACTCAAACCACGGTTAGTAGCCTCAACCAATACGGCTTCACGGGTTTGCAAATACTGTCGAGCCGCTTCAGCGATGTCATTGTCGGCAAGACTTGGATCGTTAACAGCCCTAGTCAGTTCATCGATTTGGGTTTTTAATTTGTTCGGGTCAAATGTGCCGGTAGTGAAACCTGGGTACATTTCACCCAAATACTCACGGAAATCACGCAAATACTGTTTCTGTTCAGCGTTCGGATACGGGCCAACCAAATCTTGTACTTGACGGTATTGGCTGTACGCCGCATATTTTTGTGCTGCTTCCAAAGTTTCTTGTGGGGTGAGCCGTTCACGTTGGCCTTTTTCTAACTGGCGACTGTAAACCTGCCAGTCAAGATCGGTGCCACCCTCGACAAAGAACCCTGCCACCCCAGAGTATTTGCGGAACAATGCTGGATTGGCGCGTTCAAAGTCACCGAACTGTTTGCTTGCTTGCAAACCACCATAAACGGCTTTAGTTTTGCCCGACAAATATACGAACACGTCTTCGCCGTAAGTGTCCAAGAATCGTGGGATTGCGCTGTCATAATCTTCTAGTTGCAGTTTGCGCAACTCCATTGACAAAAGGTTTACCGCAACATCTCCTTGTTTGGTTTCCACAGTAAATTTGTTTGTTGGTCGAGAAGGCCCTAAAAACTGTCCAATGCCCCGCAAAACAGTTAAGAACCTTGCTTTGTTGATGGTGTCCTCGTACAGTTGGTCGCGCCCATCGTCGGTTGTTAAATCGTATTTGGTTGTTGTCGCTAACGCTTGATATGTTTCCATGAAAGTGTTACCGAATGTGTCAGCTGATTCAGGCGAAGAAAAGAAACCTTGTTCAACTTTTTTGAACCATGCAGGCATAGCCGTGTTTAACAATGCTTGGAATGTGCCGCCTTCGCCTTTTACATCTATTTCGCCGTAAGGCAAAATAATTGATTTAATGAAATCTGTTTGAGGAATATCTTTCAATAGTGCTGAAGCACTAATTTGTGCTACTGGCCCTAAACCTGGTTTAACATCCAAACCCATTAACACACCTTTAACCGGTGCTTGCAAAGTTGATTTAACACCTGGGCCGCCACCGATAATGCTGGTTGCTAGATGGGTGAACCCTTGCGAAAACGGGTAATCAAATGACCATTCACCTGTTTGTGGGTCGGTGTAAAAGAACCCTCGACCATCGCCATCAGGGTCGGCTTCTTGTCCTCGATCAACAATGAGTTGTGTTTTGCGCAAAGCGTTAAGGTTCGGTAACGGTATGCCACCTGTTTCTACCGTGTAAATACGGCTGATGCGTCGAAAGAACTCTGCTTGCGCTTGACCGAACGGAATGACAATACGAGCAACATCAATGAGGTTGTTTCGTTCAGATGAGTCGTACAACATTTTGGACAAATCATCCAATGCCGCACCTTTAGCAAATTCGTCAACATCATCTAAAGACAATGTGCCGTCAAGTCGTGACGGGTTTGCTTGCAAATCAAGCAACTTTTGCCACCTGTCACCCACAACTGGTCGTGATGGTCTAAACAATCTTGAAACCATGTCACCGAAATCTGCACTATCACCAACATAATCCGATGGGCTGATTCCAGCATCAGCGGCTTTGCGGGTAACGTTCGCAATCAAAGTATCAAGATCAGCCGGTGAAAGCGATGTAGCTAGTTCGTCAACAGCCCAAGAGTAATAACGTTGCTTAAACGCTGGTGCGCGTTCAATGTACGCTGTCGGTTTGCGAGACATGAACCCAAAAAATCTGTCCATTGTGTTATCCCAGTTTTCTTTGAAACCACGTTT